ACCCCGCCTCGAGACCCCGAGCTAGAGACCTGTCCGTACTTTTCTCTCTTCGCTCATATATTTCGCCAAGTAAGAATGCCCGCCCTCAAAGCTCAATGGTGGTGTTTCACCGTCTTCTTCGTTTCTGTTTCTGCCCCCGACCTGGTCCCTCTGTTTGAAAACACTCACGTGAGTTACGCCTGCTGGCAGGAAGAAGAGTCGCCCACGACTCGCCGACGACATCTGCAGGGCTACCTGCAATTGAAGGGTCAGAGGACCCTGAACCAGGTGAAAGCCATCTTTGGGGATCTCAAACCCCATCTGGAGAAACAGCGAGCTCGTAAGACAGACGATGCTCGCGATTACTGTATGAAACCCGAAACTAGGGTTTCCGGCCCCTTTGAATTTGGGGAATACTGTCCTGCTGGTTCTCATAAACGACGACAAAGGGAACTTGTAATTCGATCTCCGGTGAGAATGGCTGAGGAAAATCCGTCCGTCTTCCGACGAATCAAGGCAAAGATTGCTGAGGAAGAATTCCAGAAGAGCGCTCCTGAGATTCAAATTTCAAATTTGAAATCTTGGCAATCGCGCCTGAAGACGCTCCTGGAGAGGGACCCAGACGACCGCACTATCTTCTGGGTTTATGGACCAGATGGTGGAGAAGGAAAATCCACCTTTGCCAGAGACCTGTACAGAAGTGGGTCCTGGTTCTATACACGTGGAGGATCTGCAGATAATGTAGCTTACCAGTACATAGGATGTTTAGGGAATAATATTGTATTTGATATTCCTCGTGATAAGAAGGATTATCTACAATACAGTTTAATAGAGATGTTTAAGGATAGATTAGTAGTTAGTAATAAGTATGAGCCTCTGATGGCCCCTTTGCTTAAGTGTATTCATGTTGTAGTTATGTCTAATTTTCTCCCAGATTTTGAGAAGATTAGTGTTGATAGAGTCCATGTAATCCCATGTATTCCTTGTGGTGTTTGTCTTAAGCATCATGTTGGTGAAATAAAATGTGAGGAATATTTGGAATAATCTGAAATGTTTGCCGTATAATAGATTATATTAAAGAGATAAGGCCCGCGCAGCGGCAATAACATGAGTAATTTTGCTTCTTGAAAACAAGAAGGAATGAAATGAAAATAAGAAATAAAAAAAAAATTTGTAATATATAGATGGGGACCCACCATTTATATTGAAATAAAATTAAATAGAGAAATAACTAAATAAATATCACTGTTCATTTTGCGGAAGGACGTAATTGTAAATAATAAAACTTTTTGGGGTACGCGGTGTAATTTTAAAAGACTCTAGGGTGTGCGCGTGCAATTATTAAGGTCTCTCGCATATAAATAACACGTCACGAGGCGGGTGTAGTATT